CCCGCCGCAAGTCCGTGCCGTAATAGCGCGTGAAGTCCGCCTCTAACGGCTCCCAATCCTCAGCTAAGGTTTGGGCGAGGCTGAGGATTCCCCCAGGCTGTTACCGGCGATGAACTTCGAGATCTCCTGAAGGTCAGTCGTGGTCAGGCCATCAGCCAGCAGCGCGTCAAGGTCGGTCGGGTCCACCAGCAAGCCAGCAAGTCCGCCCTTGATGTCCTCGTTCTTGAAGTCGAACGCGACAGTCAAGGCCACTTCGGACCTAACTTCCACGTAGCCAGCAGCAAGCTTCAGGTAAGGGTTACCCTCACCAGCAGCCACGCGGGCTTCAGCACGGGCAGCACGGGCAGCGCCAAGGTCAAGGATCTGTGCACCAATGGGTGCTTCACTCAGAATAGCCATGATTAGACTCCACTAACTGCGTCATCGACGCCGAAGATAAGGACAGAATTGGTGCCGTCGCCAGGGACAAGCTCCTGAACCTCGAAGGGGTAGGAAGTTTCCGCCGTGCGGTCACCCTTGATGGCCGGCAGCGTCAGCAGTGCACAGCGCTGAATGACAATGCGCTGGGTCGTGGTGCCATCGGACCAGTCGATGCCCAGCATGAACTCAGACACGCTGGCGACGTTCGGCACGGTCACCGTGTATGCCCCAGCAGTTCCGGGAACAACAGTGCCGTTCCATGCCATGGCCGTGGTGTTGATGTTCGTCTGAAGCGGCTCGAACCCATACTTGCGGGTAAGTTCCGTGGCGATCAGGCGCAGGATCTGCGTGCTCTGCCAGCCCATAACGGGCGTGGTCTTCAGCGACGGGGTGATCGTGAAGCCCGACTTCTGATAGCCGAGGTTCACCCAGCCCGCCGCCCAAGCAGCAATGGAGTCGGTCGGCAGAGTGGTCCCAAGCGGGGCCTTCCAGATTGCTCCGGTGCCGGCAACACGGAGCTGCGTGGCATTCAGCCCCGCCGTAATAGTGGATGTAGGCATTTCATTTCCCTTTCGATGGGCATGACAAAAAACCCACCAGTGGCGGGCGTTGAGTGGGTTTTCTTACGGGAAGGTGGTGAGAGAGGGGTAAGTCGTGGATCCGGGGTAAGGATCCGTATTCGCGTTTGCGTGCATCAGCACCCGATAACGGGCCGTATACCGTGGCAATGGCGGGATGGATATGGTATCCGGAAGCCATCCAGGCGCGACTTCCTCATGCCCGGACGCTAGGATTCCCTCCGGAACAATGTCATTCGAAATCGCCCAGATAGCAGCCCGTACAGTGCGAGCCAGCAGCCCGCATGCGAACTTGGTCCCGCCGATCACATCAATCTGGATAGCAGTCTCATCCATTGCCGGCCAGTGCCCTAGACCGCCAAGCCACTGCACTATCACGAATGGGTAGACGGGCGCACTTGGAAGGGTTGTGACGATGCTTCCGGGCGCTATTAGCGCGGTAACCTCCGGTATTCCCTGGAGGTACTGCTGAATTGCGAGGACACCATCAGGAAGGACAGCGAGCGGCATAGGCATTGGCTACCCCTTCTTGAACTTGTACCCGGAAGACTCGACAGCCCGGCGTAGGGTGAAGCGCGCCGCGACTCCACGAGATGGGATGCCAAACTCGATCCAGGCGGACTTTTGATCTGAGGCAAAAACCCGATAACCGAACTTAGTTTTCTGTACCTTGATGCCGTTCTGATAAGCGCCCGTTTCGACGGGTGCAAGCTCGCGGGCTATCTCGGCAATCTCTTCCGCGGCCTCTTGAGACGCGCTGGTGACAATCGGGAGGACATGCACCTTGTCGTCAATATCCCCGTCAATGGTTACCTCGAAGTCACTAGCCATTGACCACCACCAGCTTGCAGACGATGTGCGAGACTTGCCGGGTGCGCGGGTTGTACGCGTGCGCCGGCTCCCCGTCGACCTGGAATTTCTGGGACTCAAAGTTGATAAAGTCCAGATGCCCAACGGCGGTGGCAGCGGGTAGGTAGCATTCCCACTGGCTCACAACCGTGTCGCGGTCGTTCAGATGCTCAACCGATGTCCGCTGCTCCAGATAGCCGCTAACGGATACCGGAGTGCCAAGTGAGGCCGGGATAGCGTCGCCGTATTCATCCACGCCACTGGATCCCATGGTCTGGACTGTGAGCGGCTGGGTTAGCAGGCGTTGGATGCTCACGCGATGCCCACCCGGCCATACTTGGTCAGCGTAGAAATCTCCGTGGGCGAGAAGTCGTCCTTGGAGTACTTCGCCTGATACCCACCGATGCGCTCCAGATCAACGCCAGCCGGTGAAGCGTAGGCCCGTGCGGCAATGGCAGCGCAGACGCCTTGCAGCGAGTCCGGAACAACCGTGAAGCCGTGATCATAGGTAACGCGCCACGTCTCCGGGTCGGTCGGCCAGTTGACGCCATATCCGGGCTTGGCGGCAATCATTCCGAGCCGCTTGGAAACGGTGTAGGTAGTCGGGTCCGCCGTCGTCCATGTCAGGATGCCCGTGACCGGATCCGTAACGAACATCTCCACCAAGGACACGGCCGTCACGGGAAGCTGCGGGAGGATCACATAGGCGCCGTCCAGCGGGTCAAGTTCAACCACATCCCCAGCCGTCGCCGTAATGTCCTGCTGCAAGAAATCCCGGATCTTGCCCGACGCGGTGGCCAACTGAAGAATGGCGGCCGCGTCGGCTGGATCCAAGGTGACTTGCAGGGTTGCCGCCAGCTGCGCAACCGTAGCCAGTGGCGTGGACATCGGCTACTTCGTTTCAGCTACCGCGGCCGGTGCCACGGGGGTTTCAGCAGGCGCGGTAATGACCTTGGTTTCGACCGTGAAAGACTCGCGGCTCTTGCCGGTGATCTCTTCGTAGTTGTCTGCGAATACTGTTTCAGCCATGAGAGCCTCCTAGAGGGTTTCGCCGTCAACGCCGAACGTGAATGACGGGGTTGTGCCGGAAACGGTCCATGATGCGCGTACCCAGCGGTCCAGCGGCCCGAATTCCTGATGTGCGCTTGATCCGGCAGCGGTCTGTGCCGGGAAGCTGGCGATTGTGCGCCACGCGTCGGTAACGCCGTTGTCGAACGACGTCTGCACGTTCACCGTCAAGGACGGGGTAGTGCCGGATGCGGCGGTGACGATCGACTGACCGCGGAACTCATTCTTAGTGACTACCTGAAACGCGGTGCCGGTTCCCGTGGCGGTGACGACAGTGCCGTCAGGTACAAGTGAGCTGTCATATCCATAGCTAGCCATGTGATTTCAACTTTCATTCAGAAGGGGTGGGGTGAACGGTAGGGCGACATTGCAGCCGCCCTACCGCACTACTGAGGGGACTAAGCCCAGGTCACGGTAACGGTGCCAAAACCGCCCGGACGGTACACTGCCAGTGCCGAGCGGGACTGTGCGCGGACCTTCACGAGGCCGTGAATGAAGTCGTCCTGGTCGGAGTTGGTCATCTCGATAGTGATGCCTTCCTTGCGGAAAAGCTGGCCACATTCCTTGTAGCCGCCCACCAGCGAAGTGCCGGCAGCGATACGCGGGGACAGGACAACGCGAAGGCCCCACAGAGCCTCGACGTTGGAGTATCCGCCATTGCCATAACCGCCAGTGAACGGGCCGCCCTGGAAGTACTGCCCATTGGCGTCCTTGGCCAACTGGAGCTTTTCCCAGTCCAGCGGGTTCATGACAACCGCATCCGGCTCCACGAATGCCGTGGTGCGGATCAGGGTGCGCTGCTTGTGGATGGCCTCGGCCAGCAGCATCGGGTTGGCCAGCGTGCCAGTGGTTCCGGCAGACAGGGAGGCTTGAAGACCGGTGCGCCCGAGGATGCCGGGCAGTGCCGGGTAGCCGGTGCCATTGAGGACTTCAAGCTCTTCCTCGCGGCCGAGCTGGGCAACGAGGCGGTTGGACAGGAAGGACTCGGCCTGCTTGGTGTCCTGAAGCATTTCGTCAGTGACGGTGAAGAATGACGCGATGCCACCAACCTGCTCATTCACGCGGGTGAACGTCGCGTCGGACTGGACGTAAGCGCCCTTTTCGCCGCGTGCCGTGGCGCCCTGAGTCTCGCTCGCTTCCTTGACATAGGAAATGATCGGGGAATCCGTGGCACCCTGCGCGAACAGTTCAGCAACGCTGAGCTGAGCGAACCGGATATCAACAATGCCGGGCAGGTAGTTCGGCAGCGCCAGAACACCGGAAGCGCCGTTGAGCTGGCCATTGGCGATGACCGTACCTTCATCAACCGTGACGGCAGCCTTCGTGCCGATCTCGGAAGTGAAGGAGTACTTGCCGCCCTTGGACGCGACGGCGTTGCGGTAAGCGTCAGACTCGAGGGCCTGACGGGCGAAGGACTTCACGACAGCCTCGGGGGAAGCCTTCGCTTCCGGGGCGGCCTCGCCGCCAGACATGAGACGCTTCGCGGCCTCGTGCACGGCGACGACATCCTGGAACGACTTCAGGTCCACCGCATAGGCGTCCAGTCGGGTCATTTTCTCCGCAGGGGAGAGGGATGCGTCGTCCACAACGGACTGTGCCTTGGTGCCAAGGTCACGCATGCCATTCTTGGCTTCGATAACACTGGTCATGATTCTTGCCTTTCAAAAATGGGCACAAAAAAACCGCCAGAGCATGGCGGTTGATCAGTACGAAAAGGGGGTCAGATGAATTGCGCGAGCTTCAGCGATAGGGCCTTGCTCAGTACTGCATCGGAGTCAGCATCCGCAGCGGCCTTGGCCTCAATGACAGCAGTCGCGGCTTTCGCAGCAGTGGGAGTCACATCAGTTACGGCGGGAACATTTGCATCTTCATCAGGGTCCGGAATACCGGCCACACTCATAAGCTCATCAATGGCCGCGTCAGCAGCCTGTATCAGAGCGATGGCCTGCTGCACGGCTGGCGGCAACGTAGCCGGGTCGACCGTTGCGAGCAGGTCAATAGCCCCATCAATCGCGGCGTCAGTCGCCTGAATGAGGGCAATAGGATCAGAACCGGCGTCGGTATCCGCGTCCTTGGTCATGAAGGATTTCTTGGGCGGTGCCGGCTTCGGATCAGCCTTCGGAGCGCCCTTAGGATCCGCTCCAAGCGCGAGGGCGTGATCGTGGATGGCCTGGACGTGCGCCGCGTCGATGGAGCTATTACGCGCCCCAGCCTTCAGACCGCGTACCTCTAGGATGGCGGCTTCACGGTTCGACGGGATGGCAACCACGGCGGCATTGAGCAGCTCTCGGACCTTGACGGTCTTGCCGTCCTTGGTTGTGCTCGGCTCGGACATGAACGCAACCGACGTCTTGTCGATATGGCCATCAGCCATCAGCATGCGCACCTCCTGCGCTAGTGGCGTCCGGGCAAAGGTTCCAGAGATCCGAAGGTTGCCCTTCTCGTCAATCCACGGCTTAGCCGAACCGATGGTCCCACGCACGCTCATATCATGGTCGATATCCACCGTGATCTTGTCCGGAAGCGGCATCTTCCACTCATCAGGCAGGAGCGTATCTCCGTCCCGGTCCTTAGTCGGAGCAGAGAGGATGGCCTCGAAAGCACCCGGGCCGTCCCCATCGCTTGGCGCCGTGGTGATCGCGGCATCCTTACGTTGTACTTCCATGATTAGCCTTCCTTACTGAAATCCATATCGCAGGTACATCCCGCTACTTCATCGGCGCCGCCCGAGTAGTCGCCGGGGCCGTCCATGCCATTACTGAAGGGCTGCCCGAGCGGTACGGTTTCGCCGTTCATGTTTGCGTGAGAGGATCGCGGCTTGCCTGAAGTGACAACCCACGTCTTGGTTGAGGCGTTGGACTGACGAGCAGCGACCAACGCAGCGAGCCCGGCTACCATCGCCACACGCGAAAGTGAGATCTGATTGGACCGGGCCGCTATCTCACCGCCAAACAGGCCGTCGATAGTGTCCCCGTCGTCTTCGCTGTCGTCCGCATTCTCCATGGCCGCGGCAATCTGATCAGCCGTCGTCTGGTTGATCTTCTTTGCCGTGGCATCCGAGTTGGATTGCAGGTAGGCGGCTATGTCCGCGCCGCTATATTCCCCGCCGAGATCGGCGGCCACCTTCGCGCCAATAGCCTGCGCAGTGGCCCGTGAGAGCGTGTGCAGGATACTGGAAAGGTTGCCGTCCCATGCGGAAGGGTCAAAGACCCCGGCAGCCTTCCTGCTTGCGCGGGACTTTACGGCGGCGTGCTGGGCATCGAAGAACTTGGAGAGCGCCTTCTGATGCTCAGTCACCAGCGTGGCGCGGATCGCAGCCTTGTCAGCCTTGACCCGCCCAGCTTTTCCCAGGACATCACGAAACCGGACGCTCTTCGCCGCATCGGACTGTGCCGCGTCAGCAGCAGCAGCCTGCGCCTCAGTCGCCGTCGCGTTGGCTTCAGCAGACATTGCTGGATCCGGTGTTGCGGCCTCCGTAATGGAGACGCGCTGAGCCGGCTTACCCAGTGGGACAAGAGCCGCATTCGCGTAGATCTTATCCATCTCTGGATCGTCAGACTTCGGCAGCCCAATAAGCTCCAGAGCAGTGTTACCACTCCACAAGCCAGCCTGACGGCCAGCAAGGCCCTTATCGACCCGCGTCTCGTAGTCGCCGCGGAGAACATCGCTCATATCGAACTGCGCCAGGCGCTCACCGTCACCGAAGAACTCCGGACGTAGATCATGATCAATGGCGGACTCGAGGTCACCGGCCCGAGGCGTCATCGTGTCCCTATAGACGCTCCGGAACTGCTCAGTGATGTTGCTGAACGTCGCGTGGTCAAGGATGTGGATCGAGTTCGGCGGCATGTCGTAAACCATGCAAACCTCTTGGAGATTGAACTTCCGTGACTCGATATACTGCATTTCCTCGGCATTGAGCTGGACCATCTGAGCCGTCATGCCCTCTTGGAGGACAGCAGATCCGCCCATCCTGTCAGCCCCAGCGTGGCGGGCGTCAAAGGAAGCCTTCAGCCCGTCCATGGCGGGCTGAGACAGCTTGCCGGGGTGATTTAGGATGATGGAAGGACGGCCGCCACGGGTCCACCAAGACTCATTGGCCCGGCGCGCCGCGTCCTCATTCAGAAGAGTTGTCCGCAGAGATTCAAGGCGGGAAAGTCCGCGCATCAACAGATCGGGGTTGTAGCGCATAAACGCGACAACATCCTCTGCCGGCGCATGCAGAATGCCAGCCGACGCGACGCCAAGAGTGAAGACGTACTCGACATTTCCCTCGACGTCACGGTGCACAGCCGTGCGGGATGGGTGCATGGGCAGTAGGTTCACGACCGGCCCGGACTGGATCCGGTTACCGAGCGCGTCAATCTTGATGTCACGGCGCTGCTTGTACCAAAACGCTTCGCCGTAGATCTCGTAGGTGCAGATCGTCCAGCGCCAGAAACGGAAGGAAGACATCTCTGTGGACGGACTAGCCATGAGTTTGGCATATGGCGACGTCTTGTCCTCGACATTGCCTTGACTTGGCGACGGATCCCACACCTTCACGGGCAAGCGGGCCAGGGAGTTACCAACCTTGTCCACAACCGTGGAAATGGAAGGCTGACCCTTATACATCGCCGCATACGTAGCAAACTGACCCAGCAGGCCAAGGCCCTGATTCGCATAGAAATAGCCGTTGGCGATATTCGGGACAGTCTCACCCAATGCCTGAGGCGCAAACCCGAGAGCCTTGCCATCCGAGATGATCATGCAGCAACTCCCGGCTTCTGTAGGTAAAGCACTTCACCGCGTGGCAAGTACAGTTCGCCGTCAACTGAGACACGATCCTTGCCATCCAGCGCCCAAGCATCAGCGAAACGAAACGTCTTCGCATCCGCGCCCAACAGCAAGCCCTCAAAGGACTCACCGCCGCGCATGGTAGCGACAAACCGCTCCTTCACCACACGGCGCACGAGCGCATCACGACGCAACCAGACAAGCGCCACAAGGCCGACGACAATCCCGAAAATGACCAAGGCGGCAGCCATGACACGCTCCTCTGGTCAGATGAAGGCAACGCCTTCGGTTTCGTAGATGCTTTTCTGCTCAGGCTCCATAGCCAACACAAGGGACATTGCATTGATGGTCGCGGCCACGGCGTCAATCTTGTCCGCGCTCACAGCCTTGTTCGGCTTCACATTCCCAGCCGGATCCATGGCCACCGCGAAGTTATCCACCTGCCAGCGCACAGCAGGATTCCCGCCATGACGGAACATCGGCTTCTCAGCCGTGCCCTCAAGCAAGATCTTCTGAAGCTCCTTGGTTGGTGCTGACAGAGTGACGAGGCCCTGGCGTGTTTTCACCATCGGAGCCCCGTCACTAACAAGGTCATTCACCAACTGCGAGCTATTCCACGGGTCATAAGCGAGGCCCTGAACATCAAACGCTTCACGGTCAGTGTTGATCTGCGCCCGGATGAAGTCATAGTCCGCGACGTTCCCCGGAGTAAGCACCAGGAAGCCGTCACGAACCCACACAGACGCCATACCAGCCGTGCGCTTATCCAGGTTGGCTAGGTTCGCCTCAGGAGTCCACAGCCGCCACAGAGCATCAAAGCCGCCACCATCACGCGGGAAGACCCACGACAAAGCGCACAGGTCAGACGTAGACGCAAGGTCAAGGCCGCCATAAGCGAGACGGCCGCCCAGCTTAGTCTCATCGACTATTGAGGCATTCCGGTCCCACACTGCGAGGTCAAGATACTTCGTCTCCTGCTTCGTCCTCAGCCCAAGGTGAAGGCGCTGGAACTTCGCAAGGTCAGCCGGCGACTGCTGCGCCTCAGCCGAAGCAGACTTCATATAAGCCCGCGTCGGAGAGATCCCATAACCAGGGTTGGCCTTCTTATGAGTGGACTCAGCAAAGGGATCGTCCATGGGATCACATGCCCAGACCACGCCGTAAGATGCAGGATCCTTCACGGCGCCACGGGCAAGCTGCTCCACATACTCACGCTTGCGCGCATAGATGGTGTTTTGCTTGCCGGAGTCCGCCGTCGTGATAATCCCGATCAGCGGCTGACGGCGCGAACCAGTACCGGTCTCGATGGTTTCAACGAGATCCGGGGTCCGGTGCACATGGAGCTCATCGACCGCCGCAAAGTGGATATTGGCGCCGTGCTGGGCATCGGCCACAGCGGAGACAACCTCGATATACGATCCGGACTTGGGGTGGATGATCTTGCCGGTCAACGGCTTTACATGCTTCTTCAGCGCGGGAGACTTCGAGGCAAGCGTCTTGATCGGGTTGAAGACGAACCCGGCCTGGCTCTTCGAGGTCGCAGCTGTAACGATCTGCGCGCCAGGCTCACCATCAGCAGCCAGCATGTAGATTGCCAGACCGCCCAGCAATGTGGACTTGCCATTCTTGCGCGGCACGTCAACGTACAGCTTGCGGATGATCCGCACATAGCTGTCTGCATCCTTGTCGAAAACAACCCAGCCGAAGACCGGCGCGATAATATAGGCAACCTGCCACGGATCCGGTTTCAAGGGCTGCCCAGCCCACTGACCCTGCGTGTGACGCAAAGCAGAGAACGCCTTCAGTACACGGTCCACACGGTCCGGATCAAACACAGCGCCGCGTACCTTCGCCGGCTCAGGAGTCTTGATCCGCGGCGGACAATCCGGCAGCGGGATATTCCTGGACTCCAAATACCAGCGAACCTCAGGAGAGATTTTCAGGTCAGCCGGCGAAGATGTCTTCCTCGCCATTGTCGGCCTCCTGAACTGAGAGCTTGGACTCGGCGGACGGAGTAAATCCGAACTCCGCACACCAAGCTCTTAGGTCTTTGGAAGCCGCCTCAATGATTGCGACCCACGGAGCACGGACGATGCCTTGGGAGTTCGTTCCCAGCAGGCCATAACCGTTGCGGCTCTCGAAATAGGTTTCGCCCTCGTCGTCAGTCTGCTTGAGCTCAAACTTCTGATTGTCGGCAATGAGCCTGGATGCATCGACAAGCCGCTGCCACGTCAGGACATAAGCCGTCAATGCAGCCCGGTCAACAGGCTTCGTCAACTCAAGCCGTGCGAGCTCCGGAACAACACGCTCCCACTCTTCGCGAGCCTCAGTAGGCAACCACTCAGGAGCCTCGGGAGGTAGGCGCTTGAACAGTGGGGCAGGGGCAACCTTACGGCCGCCACTGTCTGTGCCGTTACCGCGGCCCTCTAGAAGCTTCAGGGATACAGGGCGGGGCTTAGGAGCAGCCATAGAGCGCTCCTGACTGGCCCCAGCGATTCAAAGGGGGGTCTGCTAGTTGAGATGCGTTGCGTTTTGCTGCCCAGACGGGCTTTGGCTCACCGGCTGTAGCGATTTCGACCCCCCACCCACCTATGCGCCCCTCTGAATTCCGGGGGTAGGGTGGCTGGTTGCTGCTTTAGCCGCTGGTGGCTATGCCCAGTCGGCTGCGTCGTCGTCTATTATCATACGTCCGAAGCCACCGTCATGGCGTGCTGTCTTGCTGCTGTGGTGTGAGTGGCACAGCGCTTGCAGGTTGGCCTCGTCGTATGCGCGTGGCCCTGTGCGTCCACTGCCATCTATGTGGTCCACGTCGGTGGCCTGCATGCCGCACACTGCACACCATGGGTGGCGTATGAGGTAGTCCTTGGAGAACTCTGCCCATTGCTTGGTGTATCCGCGCTGGTATCCGTTGGGTCTGCGTCTGTCAGCATCGCGTCTGGATTGTGTGGTGTGCTCCGGGCATCTGCCGTGAGTGACCTTGACGGCGCATCCTGTGACGACGCAGAGACTAAGTGGTGAGACTGGCATTCGTCGCACCGCACACATAGCAGTAACCGACGCTGTTGCAAACATGGGCAACCACTTGAATCTCAGGCGCAACTTCAGCCGGCAACTGCGCGGCCTCAACTTCAGCGTCGGTCATAACCGGCGCCTGCTCTGGTTGTTCGCTCATGGCTTGGACCGCCTCAGTCTGTGTTGTGGGTGTCTATCCTGGTGATGCTGGTTTTCGGGAAATAAGCCATGCCGTCATCCAGTGCGATGGTGAGGACCGGATGCGCGTCCCAGGTGTCGATGATGTCCATGGCGCCGGATACTGGGAAGTCTTCGATCTTCAGTGACGCGCCGTCTGTGGTGTTGATGACTAGTCGCATATACTCACCCGTCCGCCTTCACTTATGCCCTGCCGCTGTAGTGCACGGGTTTCGGCGTGTTCGCGTATCCTGCGCCGGTCTTGCGGTCGTATGTGGCGCCGCAGAAGCATTTGTTCCAGCTGCATGTTTGCGATGTGCAGTGTGGTTTGGCGGTGAGAGCGCCGCCTGGTTTGTCGCATGCGGGGCAAGTTGGCGTCATGGCTGGCTCCTTGGTGGCTGGTGAGCTACTGGCAAATGGCTGCGTTCTCAATCGTTGGTCAGATTGCTGTCACTCAGTGAGATGGTCGGGAATCGAACCCGCGCCCGTTGCCGAGCTGAGCGTCGCCGCTCCCTGATCGCACCAATAATCAGGACGCCGCATCTCGTCCCCGGCCCTGAAAGGTTATTTGGCGGGGTGTTCATTCACTTTTGCGCCACGGTCAACCGCCGTGACTCGGTAAAGGTTGAGGCGCAACCATATGGGGGTTTGGTTGCGCCTCAAGTTTGTGTTGGCGCGTCTCTCGACATGGCCAGTGCGCGTAAGCCAGCGCGGCAGATGTTGACCTCCGAAGTGGAAGATTCGGGCAACAAAAAAGCCACCTTATGGGTGGCTGGGTGTTCCGACACGTATGCGGAGACGAGACTTAGGCTATCACTATTTTAGCTGGCATGTGTTAATTCCTGTTCCTGCGTGTCGAATGCCCGAAGTAGCCATGTCACGCGATCACCAGACCACCCAGCTTCACATCCTCCGCACTCGATATTCCATGTCCCGATCTTGGCCAGGTTGCCGTCATCGTCCCAGCATCCGAGCGACAGGCAGACCTTGCGCTCTTCGCCATAGGTCGATTCGCTGCATGACGGGCACTTCATCCCGGTAAGTTTCCGACGCGGCTTGACCGGCCACAACATGGCGTTGATTTTGTCCAGCCAGTCGGATGTTACGTGGGTTAGGTAGTTGTCCCATTCCGGCGTTAGGTCAAGGTTTGCGATCCATGGCAGGAGACGTTCAAGTGTCCCCGTCCATGCAACGCCGGCCATCTCCAGGTAGTCGCTACGTGCGCCGCCTTCGATCTCGGCCAGTAGGTCCAGTGCGCTTACGTTGATCGGGCTCGGTGCACCACTAGCGCCGCCACCTGACATGGAGTTTCCCGGCGTCACAGCAGCCCGCAACTCATCCAGCAGCGCGGGGACTTTGTGGGGCTTGCCGTCGCGGTCCATCTTTAGGTGTTCGGATGTGAGCTGAAAAACGTTATCCCGTAGGCTCATGCGTCCTCTTCCGTAATCGTGATGGTGACGCCCAGTTCACCCTTGCCGCCTTGGCGTAAATCAGGGCCAATCAAGTGCGCGTTAGTGTCGTCCGGGATGAGTCCGTAATCCACTAGTCCGTCTACGCAGGCTTTTAGCGTTGGCATGAGGTTGTGAACGTCATACTGACGGGCGGTTGGCTTGGTGATGTGGGCGACGATATGGACGCGATCTAGGCCCTTTGGGAGCTTGGCAACCTGAGCGCACATGAGGGCAGTCCGACGCCACGCCTTAGTCCGCTCAGCTTTTGGCGCCCAATGCAAGCGCTGGTTTAGGTTCAGCATCGGGATGACGGCCGGAATGGTAATGGTCCACTGATTCATCGAACCCACCGCGCAAACCGTTTCCCGTCGTCGCGCACCCAAACGAGGTACACATATCCCCAGTGCTGCTCTCGTCCCAGGAACTTCCATTGCTCGCTGGTGCTGCGTGGCGATTTGCGGGCCCCGTTTGCCTCAGGACCAACAGGAACCCCTCCAGCCCCTTCCGTCGCGCCTACGGTGGCTCCTGCGGGTTGTGGGTGGGTCATGAGCGCACTTCCAGAATGGTTGATTTCGGAATGAGCTGTTCGCCGAACGCCGTATAGATCTTCACTGTCTTGATGTTGACCCGAAGCGTCCGATGCCAGCCGTACTTAGTTCGGACGATCCGGGCGGTCTTCAGTTCATCCTCAGTAAATGGAACCGGCTTGGTGCGCTCGGCATTCTCCGCGGCCCGCTTAGCCTGCTCGGCTTCCTGCTCGGCCTTCACTTCAGCCTTCGCTTCGTCAATGCTGCGCTCGATTGCTGCTGCACGGGCACGATATGCGCTGCGGGTGTCTCGCTTCACGCTTCCTCCTTAAAGCAAGAAGCCCCAGCGCTAACCGGGGCTTGCTTATCCATGTCGTCAAGCACTTTTTCAAGGAATCTCTTGCCCATGGGTGTTATGTCGTCGGGGTAGATGAGCCTGAGCGCGGCCCGG